CTAGGATTCGAAGCTAAATAAAAATTATTAATATCAGAAACATCTCCAGTGGTTATTTGTCTAGAAATCCAAGCTCCGCTATCAGAATTGTAAAGTAGCGCATCTTTGTTTTGTGCGTTACGAGCGTATACGCTATGTAATTCGTCTATTTCAAATCCATTTTGGATTTTAACATATACGCGCCCATTGTTTTGATTTGATCTTAAAACGATACCCAAATAAACCAAATGATTATTGCCAAAAGGTTTGTTTGCTAAGCCATAAATAATATTGCCAGTTGGACCAAGCCACATTGGATCTCCAGCGTTTCCAGCGCTTGTGTCGAATCCTTCCAAATATCCTTCTGTGATTATATAACCAAAATTGTTCGGCGCAACAGATTCAGCCATCAAGCCAATTGTTTTCGAAGACGTTCTTTCTCCTGTATTCGAAGCTAGAGAAATCAAAGGATTAACTCCATTCGCGCTATTAATAAATACTGGAAATCCTCTGTTTAGAGTAAAAGACTCGTCATTTTTGCCGTAAAGATGAACTGTGTCAACAGCATCGCCACTAATTAACACAGGAATATCTGTAACAGTTGGTCTTGTTTGAAAATCTTTTGTTCCGTTGATGTCTTGATTACCAGTAGTATAAACAATATTTGGGATGCCAGTAATAAAACCAGAAGGATTGTTGGACGCATAAAATGCGCCAGTTTGTGAAGTGGTGATGAAATTTCCCGTCTCAGAAGGGCGAACGACATCACCTGTCGTTAGATTGGCATATTCTCCAGAGGTTAAATGATAATAGTTGCCTTCAGATCCTCCTTGTAATTCTCCAAGTGAGTTGTGAGACAACTCATCAATTCCTCCTTTTTGATGACTCGGTGCATGTCTAACGGCAGCAGGATTCAACATCAAAGGATTGATGTATACGTTTTCACCAGTATCTGTTACGTTGATATTTGTCGCTCCCGATTCAAAATGATTAATTATATTTTGGCTGTATTCTGACGGATGAATATATACATTTTCACCAGTATTTGTAACATTAATGCTGGTTGTTTGTGGAGAGATCACATTAACGACAATACAATCAGACATAATTTATCGAGTGTTAGTTTTTTCTACATACACGGGTCCATAAAGTAGTTTGTCTGGGCATTCCGATTCTTTATCAACATACAAATCCCAACTACAAGGAGCGAGATCAATGGCGGCGGTTTCAGAGCCGTCTAAACTAATCTTAACAATACCGCTTGGTATACTAAGAATTTCAGTTTGAAAAACTGCCTGTAGTGCATCGTCAAAATTACGACGAATTTGCCCTGTGACATTGGCTCCACTTAGATTGTAGACGCTGCCATTTTTCTGCAATTGAACTGTCAAATTAAAACATGCTCTTTGCTCAATATGAATACCTGTCAATGATGCGCTCATCAACAACTATTACACCCAATCAATCTCGTCTGAAGAATATTTACACGTAAGTTCCTCGCCAATTTTAATATCTTTTATGGCAAAATAAATATCTTTTTGCTTGTCATGTTCCAGATTAGGATCGTCAGAGTGATTTACGAAATAAGCTGCGCCAATATCGTTGATGTCGCAGTCAATCCAGAATCCGTTTTCATTGTGATTGCACACTTGCTTGATGTAACGAATCACATTGTTTTCAGTTAGTTTGATAGCGTCCCATTGAATAAAATGAGTTTCTTTTGGCGCAAAAACTATTTCATTTTTGTATATTTCTGTCAAAGTGATTACTCCAACGCCAGCTCCAGCGATAGAACTTGGGACGAGTTTAGCAATAATGCCACTATTGATTCTATTAATAATCTGGTTCTTGGTAGGCATGAGAAAATTCCGTTATGTAGCTGTAATCAGTAAAAAGGGTTCTTTTGTTTTCGACGCTATATACAGTTAGGTCGATTTTGTATCCAGGGTTTTTGTCGATTGGTTTATCTACCCAAGCGTTATCGTGCCAAACAATTCTATTGTTGGGATAAGCATAAAAATTTCCATTGTCCATTTTGAATACATGAGCGCATTTATGCTCTGGTGTTTCAGAGAAATTGGTATCCAAAACACTTTTATTTTCCCACGACCAGTCCATTGTGAACATGTATTCGCCAGCTTCTTTTGTGTTGTCTGGAGTAATCAATAAAGCTCTCAATCCTCTCAATCTAGCTCTTATTTGAACGTCAATATACGGACTAAAGCAGTCCCAATACATAGCGTGATCCAAAGGAACTGGGTCACAAGGCTTCCAACAGAAAGCTGTAATTGGGCGACGAGTCCAATTCACACCATTAGTCAAAAACGCCTCAAATAAAGGAACTCTCTTCTCCATCGAAGCTACAGAATGAACATCGCATGGAGTATATTCGCCATGACCTTTTTCATGATTGAAAAGATATTCATTGCGCATCAAACATGTGATTGTTGGAATATTATGATTAAGATAAGCCACGTTTTATCTTACGCTTTTGCTGGAAATTTTCCATATTGTATTTAGTATCAAGCATGATTCAACTTTACAAGCCCAATTCAAAAAACACTGGTTGCGCATTTTCTTTTCGCGTAGGAACTTCAGGCAAATACAAAGAGCCTTGTATGTATGTCAATTGCATCATGCAACACTCTTGGAATGAAAAAACCAAAAACGGTTCGTTTGCAGAGAATGTCAAAAACCCAGAAAAAACTACGATCATTAAGCTTAGCGAATTTGAGCTTGGCGGCATCATCAATGCAATTGAAAACTACACAGAATACAAAGCGTTTCACTCTCACGAAGATAACAAAACCTCGATTTCATTTACTCCCTATCAAAAGAACAACGGCGGCAAAGCTTTCTCTTTCTCAATCGTGAGAAATTCAGCTTTGAAGTTTGGCATTGGAGTAGAAATGTCAGAGGCTTATGCAATCCGCGAATTCTGTCAGCTAGTCCTCCGCAGACTTTATGAATTCCGTACACAAGCGCAAATGCAAAACCGATCAGAGGATTAATTAAAATACATAAAATGAATTCTCCAAGAAAAAAAAGAGTGTTGGCTCATTCAAATTTTTGCAAAGCGTTCACAGGCTTTGGTAAGCACAAAAAAAATATCCTCCGCTATTTGTTTAATACTGGCAAATATGAGGTTATCGAGCTTGCTAATGGTCTTATGAAGACTTGTCCCGAGGCAGAAAGCACTCCTTGGAAAACTTATGGCTCTCTTCCTGACGTAGAAACACTCAATGAGATTAACAAAGATCCTAACAAACAACGACAAGCAGCGTATGGGGCTTTTGGAATTGATGATATTATCAAGACCGTTCGCCCTGATGTTTATATCGGTATTGAAGATATTTGGGCGTTTGACGGCTTCTATGAAAAGCCTTGGTGGAACAAAGTCAACTCGATGATTTGGACGACTCTCGATAGTCTTCCAATCTTGCAGTCGGCTATTGATGCTGCCCCTAAAATTAAACATTACTACGTATGGTCTTCTTTTGCGGAAAAAGCTTTCCAAGAAATGGGCTACAATCATATCAAAACTCTTCGCGGCAGTTTGGATGTGAACAAGTTTTATAGAATGGATGACCACAAAAGAGAAGCTTTGCGCAAAAAGTTTAACTTGTCTGATGAGTTTATTATTGGCTTCGTTTTTAGAAATCAACTGCGCAAAAGCGTTCCAAATCTTTTGGAAGCTTTCAAGAAAGTCAAGAAGGATATTCCGAAAGCTAAACTACTTTTGCATACGCATTGGAGCGAGGGTTGGGATATTCCCGCTTTAATCAAAGAAAAAGGCATCGACCCAAAAGACATTCTAACTACTTATTTCTGCAAACAGTGCAAGAGTTATTTCGTTTCTCCTTTCGCTGGTCAAGAACAAGATTGTCCAGTTTGCGGCGGTAAGAAAACTGTCAATACAACAAATATTTCTCATGGTGTTAGCGAAGAGCAGCTTAATGAAATTTATAACTTGATGGATGTTTATTGCCATCCTTTCACAAGTGGGGGACAAGAGATTCCAATTCAAGAAGCTAAGTTGACAGAATTGATTACTCTCGTCACCAACTATTCTTGCGGAGAAGAGTATTGCACGCAAGAAAGCGGTGGACTTCCATTAAATTGGGCGGAATATAGAGAGCCTGGAACACAGTTTATCAAAGCCTCGACAGATCCAGATCATATCGCCGAACAGCTTCTTACTGTTTACAATATGCCATCTATCGAGAGAGCTTGCGTGGGCATGACTGCTCGTAAATTTGTCATTGAACATTGCTCTATCGAAGCTATTGGCAAGCAGTTGGAAGAGATTCTTGACTCGATGCCGCATGTGGATTACGACTTTGACAATCCACCCGAAAGATTCAACCCAAATTACACTCCTAACTTCGAATCTTCTGACAGTGATTTTATCATTGATTTGCATCGCGAAATGCTAGGTGAACTTGTTGACGAGAATCATACTTCATTCAAAATCTGGAAAGATAAACTTTCGAAAGGTCTCAAACGAGAAGATATGTTTGCTCACTTCAAAGGAGTCGCTTCTAACCATTCTCAAAAACCTATCGAATTCGAGAGCGTTCTAGATAAAGATGACGAAGGAAAAAGAATCGGTGTTCTGGCACAAGGATCAGATGTAGATATTCTTCTCTTGAATGGCTTGATGGAGAATCTCAAAAAACTCTATCCCGAATACAATATCTATTTCATTACTCGCGGCGAATATTTTGAGCTGATCGAAGATAATCCTTTTGTTCATAAATGTATTTTATATTCTGAATCTTTGGAAAATTCGTTTATCTTAGAGGGAATCGGCGCACATAAAGGTTATTTCGACATCGCCTTTATTCCGACAATCACCACGCAGAAAAACATCTGCTATCTCCACAACGGAAAAGATAAAATTCAATTCGATTTACAATGAGTCACTTAATAGAGGAATACGCTAAAAATCTTGGGGTGAAAATTGGCAAGCCTGTAGTTTCGCCACATTTCTTCCCAATCATTCCTGAGAAATATATCACAATTTCTCTTGAGCCGTCTGTATCATCGCAGCAATACAAGTATTTCAATATCGCCTTAGATGGTGTGAGAAATTTTTTGAAAAAAAACTCGATCAAAACCATTCAAATTGGCTCTTCTCAAGCAGAAAGACTTTCGTCTGTCGATGAAATGATTTTTGATTTGGATTTCAAGAAAGAGGCGTATATCGTTCAACGCTCGATGCTTCACATTGGCACAAACGACAAAAGAATGCATTACGCGAGTTCTCAAAACATTCCCGTCATTGCTTTGTTTGGGAACACGTTTGCTTCTTCATGCGATGGATATTGGAGCAACCAAGACAAAAAAATCAATCTAGAAGCTCCGTGGTCAAATAAACCGCCTTTTAATTCTCAAGATCCAGAAGACTCGATCAACAAAATCAAACCAGAAGAAATCTCAAACGCCATTCTCAAGCTTTTGGGGCATGATAAACCTTTATCACTAACTTCTTTGTTTATCGGCGATTTCTACCACTCTTCTATTTTTGAACTTGTGCCAGATTTTTTTTCGCCATCGCAAGACATGCAGAACAAGCATTGGTTTATCAGACTAGATTATGTAGACTCATACTCTTATCTTGAATCGTGGGCAGACTTTCTGGAAAGCTTTTCTTTCTTTTCATTCAAAGCGATTCCTCATGACTTTATTCTCAAGATCAAACATAAACTGAAAAACATCAATTTCATTGTTGACGAGTCATGTATTATTCCTACGAATTATATTGATTTTTTAATGGCAAATCAAATCAACGTAACACTGCTAGTGAGAGATGAAAAGATTTTGCCGCAAGTTAGGAACCATTATTTTGATTACAATGTGCAGATTTACGCTGAAGCTGATCGTTCATTTTTAAACAATAAAAATGTTTCACTTGGTAAATCATTCTTTCACTCTTCAAAAACTATTATTTCTCGCGGCAAAAAATACCCAAGCACTTATCACTGGAAAAAAGATAAAAATATCCTTGACAAGAACTTTGTTTTGGAGGACAATGACGACCTCTTGAAAGAGTTAAATCATTTTTACATATATGACACAAAATAAAATTACGCGAAATGCTGATGGTCTAATCGAAGGCAAAGAATACAAATTTACTCCAGACGGCTTTGTCGATTGGCGAGCTATGATTGATTCTCAGTTTCTTTATCCTAATAAAGATTTCTTTGAATTGCGCAAGCTTCCAGTTCCAACTTCTGTAGAAGGTCTGGACGATAAACAGTTACTGATTATGCTCGGAGGTATCAAAGAGCTAGCTCGTCTTCGAGGATTTAGAAGCGTGCGCTACTCTATCAAACAAGAATCTCCTAATTATGTTACTGCGATTTGCTCCATTGAGTGGATGGGTAATTTTGAAACATCAGGAGAAACTGTCCTTTTTGAAGACGTTGCAAACGCCACAGAAGCTAATACAGACAACTTTTGTTTGAAGTTCTTGGAGACTATTGCATGTAATCGTGCATTTGTTCGCTGCGTGCGCAATTTCCTCAATATCCACATCGTAGGAGCAGACGAGATTGACAAATCAAAAAACCGACAAGTTGACATTTCAGATCTTGTTCAATCTACAGTTATCCCAATCACTCCTCAAGGAGCCTTGGAAAAGAATGTCAACGATAAACTGAAGATCTTTTCGTTTGAAGATTTTAAAGCCTATCTGCGAAATCTTTGGACCGCAGCAACAGAAGCTAAAGATGAAACTACGCTGACTCTCTTGGCTGAAGCGAAAGAATGGAGTGGCTTCTCCGACATTCCCGCAAAAACTGCGCGGGTCTTGATGAAGAAAATCAATGATTAAGCGGATTACAAATCCTACTGAATTTGAAAAGCTCATCGACGATATGCATGAGCTTTTCAAAAAAGAAAACTCTACCGAGGGTCACGCCTTGGTCTCTCATAACGCTGAGACGATCAAGGCTAACCTTTCACACCCTTCTGTTTTGGCGTGGGATTTTTTTGTTTGGGGGCATTCTAAAGATGGTAAATTCGATGCAATGATCGCTTTCAATAAAGTTCGAGATGCGAAGTTTAATGAAGAGATTTTTCATGAGTTTTTGTGGCTATCTAAAAACCCCACAGTAGGATACAAGTTGTTCAAAACAGCAGTAGACACCGCCCGAAAAGTCGGGTGCAAGTATATCACAATGTCAACAGTAGTGAACAATCCCTCTCACTACAAGGTAAAATCTTTTTACGAAAAAATGGGATTCTTAAAAGACTCTGAAACATACATAACAAAACTATGAGAAACACAAAAGCAAAACAAATTAGAAAAATGCTCCCTCAAGAAGACAAAATCTCTCGGAGAGCTTATCGTAGAGCTAAAAAATTCTACTCTCGACTGCCTAAGCAGCACCGAGCTGATTTCCTCGAAGGATTGAAAGCGATGGTAGACGCTAAATAGTCGTTCCATGGATCTTGTATGTCGCGTAGCCAATGGTGTTCTCGGCATACAAGCCCCAACCTGTTCCGCTAATTGAAGAAACGTAATAGGAGACAGCAGAAGCGCCTGTGTTGTTAATTGGATTTTCCAACAACAAGGCGTTTTCTTCGTTTATAACTGTTTTTAATTCAGACGATCTTCGAACATTGTCGCCGCATTTCATTTCTATCAAGTAATTGGCTGTAGAAAAATCTCCCGTTTCAAGCACGTAGATCAAACCAGCATTTACAACAGAACCTGTTCGATAGAATGACCGAGCAAAACTTGAGCCATGATAGATGTTAAGTTCGTTTGTATAAACTGGATCAAACTCTAAGTTCACTTGTTGCTCAACAAAAGTAATTGGACCAAACGAAAACGATCTTCCTGATCCCATTGTCGAATACGGAACAACCGTAAAGAAATAAGGTTTATCATTTTCTAATGTTTGTTTTGTGAGTCGCAACTGATAAATATCTTGCTCAGTTAATGCGCTTTGCGAGAATAAATACCCATCTTGCCCTTGCGGATTTTGGCTTGTGGTCGATGGCAGCTGCGTGCCACTTTCTTCAAAGGCATAAATGTCGTATCTATCCATCTGCGTATATTGCAGATTGTTTTTAAGCACCAGATTGACATCAACTCTTTGTGTAGCTTTAGGAGTGCCAGAGAACTCAATGAACTCTGGTCTAGCATCAATAATATTAGGCAAGTTTCCATAGGCGTAAAATTCTCCAGTAAATGCAGTGCCGTCAAATGAATTTGGAACTTTAATTCTTACGCCAAAATCTTTTTGATAGCGACCAAAAATATTTTCATTTTCAGCTTCTGTGATTGTGATAGATCTCGAAAATTCTCCTGTTAAATAATTTGCCGCAACGGTATTTCCACAGCGATCTAAAACATCAAAAGATACAGTGCCAACTAATGGATTTTCGACATACTGTTGATTCGTGGCAATAGTATTGTTTTGTTGATCCAAAATATCAAATACAAAAGTGACATCTTTTCTTTTATGAACTCCACTGCCAGTATAAACAGCGTTAAGGTTGCCAGTATCTACATTAAAAACGGGGTCAAATTCATAGAGATAACTTAACCCACTAGGAACTCTTTCAACTACTGGGCAAGAAATAACAATATCACTACCGCTACCAGAAAAGCCTGTAGAAAATAAAGGAATCGGATTAACAAGTTGCAATCCGCTTTTTTGAAAAACAGAAAATTGAAAATTACCAGTAACTCCTGATGGAGCCGTCATTCTTACGTCATTTAATCCTTTGTTGATTAATAAAGAACTAAAAGAATAAACTGGAAGATTCTGGCAAAAGTCTGGTGTACTTCCAAACACGTAATATGTTTGATACCCATCATAAGGCCAAGATATAAACGATCCATTATACCAAAATCCGCTTGTTTCTATATCTCCATACGAAAGACCAGAGTAGATCATATTGCCGCTCAAATCAACAGCGGCTATAAAAAATCCAGACACTCCAGAATTATTGACACAATAATTTTCTAGCGATAAATTTTCTTGTGTCGATCCTAAAAATACAATTCCATTTAAAAAATCAGGAGGAAGCGGATCTGGATCTTCGGGAATTTCGCCAATATACTCCTCATTAAAAAATACATTAAAACTTTCTGGAGTGCTACATGTTACCTGAAATCCAACGACTACAGTAGGATCAATAAATTGACCAGACAAATCTCCAATATCATTGCTCCAAATAACATTGTCTTCACCGCATAAAGGAGGTGGTTGACCAGTGAGTGGATCAGGAAGTTCTGCGCGAGGAATCAGCATAAATTATAGTAGGTTGAATTTTGTGACAACAGGTCTGTCTGTTGCGGTAATTTCTGAAGAAGAGTAAGCTACAAATGCACCAGTAGAGTTTGTTAGAGAGTTGATTCTGGTCGAACCATTGCCGAGAGCTGTGACTGCCAAATTCCAGTTGCCAATGGCAGTTTGACCAGTAACAAGAATCCCTGTTTGACTTGGCGAATTAGTGCTATTGACAAAAACTCCAGCTAAACTATTTGACACAGAAACTCTATATCCTGTAGCATCTGTTACACTAGTCCATCTGCCAGTTAGTGAGAAATTACTTGCAGTAGCGTTTGTCCCAGAGAAGGAAGTTATAGTAGGAGCATTCAATTCTCTTACGTCAACATTATTTACAGAAGCGTTGCTATTGAATGTATTTGGCAAGAAATCTTCTGTAATGAATTTTTCAATTTCTTCAAATTTGCCAGTATTGTATTTTGTGGCAGCGATACCATATTCATTTTGAGCTTCTTCTCGAATAGCAATGATTTTGTATATTTGATCAGATGCTTGTTTTCTTTCAAGACGATAAACACTTCCCAATTTAATTATCGGCAAAAGGTTAGAGTTGGGATCGTTTTGATTCAAATACACAATGCTACCATAGTCCAAGTTATCGTATCCAGTGATACTTATTTTTGCGATTTGAGAGATATTGTAAGTGTCGATTTCTGCATCAAGGATTCCGTTTGTCACTGGATAAGTTTTTGAATCCCAAGACATATTACCAGAAATAGCTCCACTTGAGCCTCTTCTATTGCCAATTGCTGAATTATAAACAAAACCAGTAAAGTTTGTTGGCTTACTAGAAAAAACTGGGTCAAAATCAATACCAAGAAAAACTCCTGTGTTGGTTATGATTTTGTCATATAAATTGTTGTTTTGAAAAGCTCTGCCAGTGGCGAAAACGAAACCAGTTACTCCTGTGTTGTAATAGCAGAATAAGTTTTGTCCGTGGCTAGACGATTTTCCAGTGTAAAGAGGAACTTCTGATGGATATATAGGAAGACCATCGCTATCTAATGGGCTATTTGCAATACCGCTAGTATATCCAGAAAATCTATACAAGCCGCTTAAAGAAGCGTCTCCAAGCATTGCCCCTGTAATAGAAAATTGATCTACTCTCCCTCTATTTTTGTCAGCTATGTTCGAAAGCTCTTCTGATGTAGATAGTCCTGTTGGAGTATATAAAGTAATAGTTCCATTGTATGAACCAGTAAGGTATTCTGTATCAATACGGATAGACTTGTTTTGAGAGTTGACGCTCAAAACTTTTCCAAAGTTAGATGCTCTGGTCTTCATTTCGTCTTCAATAATGATAAGATCACCAGGTCTACAAAGTAAAGCTTCTAGTCCTGTTTTGAAATCAACAGACTGGTTTTCTTTGGTTGTTTGATAGATGATGTGTTGGCCAATTCTACGAGCCATAGCTCTAGATGTTACGCCAGAAGTATTGATTGTGGTTTTGAATACTCCTCTTTTGCGAATATCCTCTTCATCTTGAACATATTCAACTTTTGTTTTATAGTTGTCGAATCTATCAAGATAAACAACTTCAACAGTATTGAATTTCTGATCTCTTGCGCCGTTACCGTAGTTAAAAACGCCGTCTCTTACGTTGGCATTTCCAAATAAAGCAATAGGAGTTCTAGGTCTATCGTCTAAGAAATTGATTTCAGAATTCCCAAAATAAACAATACCTCTAAACAAATTAGCAATAACATTGATAGCGTCATAAACTTTCGTTTGTTCTTTGAACATGATGTTGCAAGAGTATCGAGGCTCTAAACCTCCAACTCCATCGCTTACGCCAACAAAGAATCCTAAATCGTCTACAGCATCACAGAATCTAGCTATTTTGTAAAGTTCCCATTTATTGATTTGAGATTCTTCAATGTGAGAGCCTAAACCGTATCTTTGGCTAGAAAGAAGGTCATAAAGTATCCATGCAGGATTATCTGTCCAACCTTCTCGGAAGGAGCCGTCCCAATCTCCGATGTAAACTTGAGATGTCGCATTATATGTAGAAGCTTTTGATATATATCTTTTGTCTGCGCCAGAAGTGCCATCTAATGGAAAATAGTTGGACGGTATCTTTACTCTCTTTAATCTGCAATCATAGCTTCTTTCAGGAATACTGCCAAACGCTCTTGCGTCCATTTTTATTCCAACCAAAGCGGAAAATGGATACGAAAGTTTTTGCTTGATGATTTCAGTCACCTTTAAAAGAGAAAGGTCTTTATTGATTAAAATCGAGTTGGTCTCAGCAGAGAGCTTTGTAATTTTAACGTATCGCTTGACAGTAGTTGGATCTTCGCCAATCTCTAAACTAGGAAGCGGGAACGGTTTATTCAAATAAGTATCTAAACCTGCATCTACACCATCACGAACAACTCTAACAGTATCTTCTATTGATTTGTTCGGATCTTGATAGTCTCCGCCAAAATCAACAACACACCCACCTTCAATTAATCCAGCGATCATATAGTTGTATGTTTTTGGCGAAATGATTTCTCCTTCTTTAATTTTGCCAGTTTCTATCCTAAGAATGACGATAGCAGGAATTTTAGATCCAGCGCCGAGCTTACCGCCCTCTATACCAGTTAAATTTGTAAAATCTACATGCGTAGTATCAGAGAGATTGTTAATAGATACAGATACAGAAACCTCTTCAGTGAAAGGGTTTTCGATAGTATGAGTAACAGAGACGGCATCTAGATTTTTTGTTTCATTGCCATCATTCCAATTGGAATAATTGTTTGAATTTGCAGGATCTGTGACCAACCGATCATTGCTTGTGCTTCTTATATCATTAGATCCTTCTTGACCAAGAATAACTTCACGATTTGTTCTTGTGACGCCTTTATTAGTTGAGCCATCCGCAAGCAATCTATCCTGCTCAAGACGAGATATTCCATCGGCAAATATAGAAGACCCCTTGACTATACCAATTCTTTGAATTGCTTTACCTTTATCAAAAGGTCCAACTAATTTAGATTCATAAAAATAATCATTAACAACATTTTCAAAACCAATTAAACTAGATTGAAACTCTTCTCCTTTTTTGAACTCCGCTGATACATTTGAAAAGTTGAATAAAACATTTTCATTTGCAAAAGATCCTTGACCTTCTCTAATAGCTATGCTTAAATTATTACGATTAAAAGCAAATAAAAAGTTAGAATCGTATTGGAAGTTTAAATATCTATAGTCTCCATATCTAAAAATACCAATAGCCATTGGTATAGAAATCACTAAAAATCCTTTGATTTTGCCAGTATAGTTATTATCATCGTTGATTTCTGGTTGTAAAAAGTAATCTAAAATCAAACCTCTTTGATCGTTTAAGCCATCTACATTAAACGATATGCTGGTCGAAGCGTTACGCCCAACCAATTCTTGCACTGTTGTGTCTATTGGAGCAAGCACATAACTATAATAAACGCCAGTTCTATCTATTGAAAACGATTGAAAAGCTCGGTTATTTGGAACGTGAAGATTCTTAGATATTCTTTGCTTGAATTTTTGCAAATTATTAAAATTATTTTCTGCAAAAGTTTTCGACGCGGATGTTGTTTGAGAAGCCGCTATATTTTTTACACGGGCTTCAAAATCAGTAAAAAATGGATGCAGCAATAGAAAAGTATTTTCGTGATAAACTGTCGCACCAGTTAGATTCCAAAAATTACTCAATAAATTAACAGACCAAATTACTTGTGGAAAATTTGGAATAGATTCTGCATGACTATATTTTCTAAAAGAATTTGGATTAGATAATTGAACAGCTCTAATACTCAATAAGCTAGAAGATATAATGTTTGATCCAAAAGAAAGCTGTTTTAGCTTGTTATTTTGTATAAAAATACTAGCAAATTGGTTCAAAGGTACGCCTATTCCAATAGCGCCAATAGGCGCAGAAGCTTGAGCTGGTTGAGAGTTTTGGATTGGTGTGTTATCCAAATAAATACCTTTGAAAATATCTTTATTCAGCACAGCTCCATTTTGATCAACCAAGCCTTCGATAGGACCATCAGAAATCAAATCAATAATTTCTGCGACACTATAAGAAGAAGACACTTTAAAGTTTCCAATTTTAGGAGGGTTCAAAACCGCTGGTTTTGGTTTCGGTTTACTTTTGCCAGCCCCTTGGAATATTCTTTTTTTGTTTAAGTGTCTCATAGTTATTGTTTTGTATTGACTCTCGCTTGAGACGTTATAGAAGTTTGTGTAAAAATATCTTTTTCTTCAAAAGCTTGCGGGAATGACTTTATAGAAGATTGAATAACGGCAGACCCAACTCTAAGCCTTCCGTATCCAACAGGAACAGGAATACCTTGTTCTGCGACATTAGCTTTCGAAGAAAAATTAAACGATTGTTTTGAAGCGCTGACATCAGCAGATGGTCTTTCCATTTTTGGTTTTGGGGCTAGTGCCATTTGCACACCCATCATAGCTAAACCTACACCAAAACTAAACAAAGCCGATCCAGCAACACTTCCCAGCCCCAGTGCTAATCCAGCTCCACCAGTAATCACTCCAAGAGCGATTACAGCTACTATTGTTCCAGCTTTTCCAGCTCCGCATATCACAGGAACTAAATCTATAGGTTGATCATGTTGGAGATGAAGTTCTTCTTCTTTTTCTATGCGCTTGCCATTAATCAACATGGTAAAATGAATGCCATCTCTGCTCAAATCAACAATTCTATGACGAAAGTTTGCATAAGTGCAAGAAATAGCATCAAACACCTCTTTCGGGCTAGAGATGTTTAGATTAAAAGTTTCTTGAAATTCTTTGGCTAAGATGCCGTGTAAAGTTACCGTTGTCATTGTAGTTTTTCCTTGAGCCTTGTAAAGGCTTTTACATTTAATTCAGAACTACTAGGTTCATAAATATGAAATTTTTTACTGTTTAGAGAATAAATCACAAAAGGAACACAGCAAGCTTCTGACATTTTAATATCAAACTCAGAAGGATGTTCGTCTCCAGAAATGTGGCTGTGAAAAA